GTATTTTCATATAATATATGTAGAAACTATAGAAAATCATATAATATGCATATATCTAATGGTATTTTATTTAATCATGAATCTCCAAGAAGAGGTAGTAATTTTGTAACATCTAAAGTAGTTAAGACAGCAGTACAAATTAAAAAAGGTAAAAAGGATGAACTTAGGCTAGGTAATCTAGATGCAGCTAGGGATTGGGGACATGCTAAAGATTATGTTGAAGCTATGTGGCTTATTTTACAAGAAGATACTCCTGATGATTATGTATGCGCTACAGGTATTTCACATACTGTAGGCGATTTAGTTAATTATACCTTTGATAAATTAAAATTAGATCCTAAAAAATATATTAAGAAGGATGATAAATTCTTTAGACCTGAAGAATTAGATATTCTTAAAGGCGATAGTACTAAATTACGTAATAAACTTGGATGGAAGCCAAAATATACTTTTGAAGGTATGATTGATGAAATGATAGAATACTGGAATAATAAAATATAATTAAAAGTGCTTAATTTAGTTACAGTTGTAGGAGAAAATATACATATATTACCTCATATGTTAAAACATTATGAAGATATAGTAGATAAAATATATGTAGTAATTTATAAACAAACTGAAAATGACAATATATTAGAAGAGGTTCAAAAATTAGGTATTGAACCTTATGCAGTAATTACAGATAATAAGTACAACTGGAATAAGGTAACTGAAATGTATAATACTGTAAAAGAATCTAAACCTAATGATTGGTGGATAGTTTCAGATGATGATGAATTGCAAGTATATCCTAGACCTGTAGAAGAGATAATAACTCAATGTGAAAGAGATGGTTATGACTTTGTTACAGGAGGTTTCTTAGATAGAATAGGTATTGATGGTATATTTCCTGAAGTAACAAGAGAAACCAATCTTCACAAAAAATTTCCATTAGCCGGTTTCTTTAGACAACCAATGTGTGGTGCCTGTCCTAATAAAGTTACGCTTATGAAAGGGCATCAGCACGTAACTTCAGGTCAACATTATGCACAATTTAAAGATGGAAATACAAGTTGGGGTTCATCTCATCCTAAGCGCATGCCTATAGATGATTGTTTCGTACAAGTTCATCATTTTAAATGGGATAAAACATGTGTTGAAAGAATAAAAAAAGTAGCTGATGTTAAAAAAGATTACTCTTATTCACATGAATATCAAATAATGTATGATGCTATTAGAGATTCTGGTTGGAAAATAAATATCGAAAATCCTGATTATAGAGTTGAAAATTTAAAAGAATTATCTTATATTAGTTATGATGACTATACTAAATGGTCCTTACTTAAAGATAAAATAGTTTCTTTATAAAATATTATGAACTTTTTTCAATTACAAAATAAATTATTTTACGCTAAAAAAGATAATGCAGATTATCTAGACCAAGAAGGTGAACAAGCGTTTGTACCGTTTCTTTTTAATAGATGGTTATCTTTTTATAATGATAATATGTCGCTATTTACTAATGAAACTTTAAATAAATTTAGTACTATTTTTGATGATAAGCAAAAAGCTTATAGATTATATTATTATTTGATTCCTAGACTTAAATGGAAAAAAATATCTTATATTAAGAAAATTAAAAAAGAAAAAGAAGAAGAACTTAATTTAGAATTAATGGCTAAAAATAATAATATTTCAGTAAGAGAGCTAGAGCAATATATAAAAGATTATGAGTAAAGCGTTAGTTACAGGCGGGTGTGGTTTTATAGGATCTAATCTAGTTGATAGATTATTAGATAGCTTTGATTCAATTGAAGTAATTGATAATTTATCTAGTGAAACTAATGAAAAATTTTACTATTCAGATTCTAAAAAAGTAACATATCACAAATTTGATATTTGCGATTATGATAATACCCGTCCAGTTTATAATAATGTAGATGTCGTATTTCATCTAGCGGCTGAATCAAGAATTCAACCTACATTAAATAATCCTATATTAGCAGCTAAGACCAATACTGTAGGAACGTGTACAGTTTTACAGTGCTCTAAAGAAGCAGGAGTAAAGAGAGTAATTTATAGTTCAACTTCTTCAGGATATGGTTTAAAAAATCCTATTCCTCTAGAAGAAAATATGGATGATGATTGCTTAAATCCATATTCAGTAACTAAAGTGTCTGGTGAAAAGTTATGTAAAATGTATTATGAGCTATACGGATTAGAAACTGTTACGTTTAGGTATTTTAATGTCTATGGTGAAAGACATCCTATAAAAGGTTTATATGCCCCAGTAGTAGGCATTTTTATAAGACAGAAAAAAAATGGTGAAAAGCTTACTATAGTAGGAGATGGTAAAAAAACTAGAGATTTTACTCATGTTTACGATATTGTAGAAGGTAATATTTTAGCCGCTAATTTAAAAAATAAAAAACCTGTAGGTCAACTAATTAATTTAGGAACCGGTACTAATCATAGTATACTTAAAGTTGCTGAATTAGTAGGAGGAGATACTACATTTATTCCTGCTAGATTAGGAGAAGCGCAAGATACAAAAGCTAATAATAATAAAGCTAAAGAATTATTAGATTGGAAACCTTCTATTAAATTAGAAGATTGGATAAAAGCTAATAACTAAGTAAATAGCTTTATGGCAATGGCAAGTATAGATAATTTAGCACCTACTAAGAGTCTAATTGACTTAACTCAAAAGGATAGAGGTGATTTTGGTCTAGAAGATTATGATCTAGATTTTATTTTTGATGATATTCTTTTAGTTGAATATGTTGATGAAACTGATGAAGGCGATGAAGTTATTAGAAATGGAATTGTAGTACCAACTAATGCACTAACTAAAGCTTGGAGAAAAGGTAAAATTATCTTAGCAGGTCCAGAAACCAAATATGCCAAAGAAGGTGATATAGTTATTTTTCCTAACAATATGGGAGTTACTATTTCTAATATTACTGTATCTGGTAAACAAAAAGTTAAAAAAGGAATCTTTCTAAACGAAGAAAGAATGTTTGGTATCTGTAAGCGTAAAGATGATAGTACAAAGAGCAGCTCTTAATTCTATTTTACTTAATAATGTAGTAGATATTAGATTTGCAAGAAGATCTGTTAAACCAGGTTTTCCTGCAACGCGTAGAATGCTGTGTACTAAGTCAACCGAACTTTTAAATTCAACTAATGGAAGAATTACTCTTAACTATAAACCTCCTAAAGGAGGTCCTCAAACAAATGTAGTTGAAAAAAACTTAATTATAGTCTGGGATATCATAATGCAATCCTTCAGAACTATAAGTGCAGACCAAGTAAATTTAATTGAGCAGTGGCCAGCCAATGATACTTTTTGGGCTCACTTTAACGAAAGTATTTATCCTATGTCAGCTGATCAAAAGTTAGAATTTCTAAAATCATGAACCATAATTTAGAAAAAGTAACCCAATCTCTAAAGCCTTTACTTTTATCTAACGTAGAAATACGTACAGATAAAAAATTGCTTAAAAGAGGTCAGTTAAAGCTTTTTCAAATTAAACAATATAATGTTTTTTTAACTTTAGAATATGAAGGTAAAACTAAAAACTTAGAATTACCTTATCCTTTTAGAATCGAACCGAGAGAAGATAGTTTAGTTTTTAACTATGAGCTAAGTGCATTTATTCCTGATAAAAATGCTATTTTTGTAAAATGTATGGATAGTAGTTCAAAATCTAAGCTCTACGATAATCTTCTATACTTCTTGATTACTGATAATGCTACTGTATAATAAGGCGTGATCGCCGGTCTATTAAATAGCTTTCCTCAAGGATATGATCCTAATCCTCAGCAAGTAAAGCTTCTTAAAAATATAGATCAAGCATTCGAAGACGGCTATAAGTTTGTAGTGTGCAATGCTCCTACTGGCTCTGGTAAATCATTTATATCTAAAACTATAGGCAATATTGCTAATCAGTGCTCAAAAGAATTTAGATCTACGGTAACAAATTATCTAGCATATAAACGTACTCAAGGAGGTGGGTATGCATATGAAGAAGAATGCTTAGAAGAAAAACCTTTTGGTTGTACAGCGTTAACTATTACTAAAGCATTACAAGACCAGTATAAAGATTTATTTGATGATATAGAAGTATTGAAAGGTAAATCAAATTATCAATGTTCAGTAGATGAAAACTATAATGTAGAAGTAGCTCCTTGTTTACACTTACCTAAGATTAGAGAAGAGTGTTGGAGCAATAGAACGTGTCCTTATTATGAGCAACGAAATATAGCGCTTACTTCAAGATTTAATACTTTAAACTATAATATGTTTTTTTCTTTACCTGAGCATCTTAAAAGAAGACAATATTTAATTTGTGATGAAGCTTCTGAGCTTGAAGATCAACTAGTAAAAGAATTTTCTTGTAGTATTAGTTTTGAATTTCTTAAAAAGATGGATATAGAAATAAGACCTCTATATACTAAAGGTAATAATGTAGCTAAATGGATTAGTATATTAACGTTAGATTTAAAAGAAAGAATAGATTGGCTTAAGGAAGTTATAACTACTACTTCAAAAGTAAAACAAAAATTTATTATAGAAAAAAAGAGAGAGCTTATAAGTTTAAATAACTTACATAGCAAACTTTCGTTAATTATTGAAACTTGGCATGATAGTGAATATGTATATGATAAAGATACTAAAGGTATAACGTTTATGCCTCTTAAAGTAGATAAGCTATCTGATTATCTATTTAAATATGCAGATAAAGTAATACTTATGTCAGCTACTATTATTGATCCTTCTAATTTTAGTAAAACTCTTGGAATTAAAAAGTTTAAGTATGTTGAAGCTGAATCGTCTTTTGACTTTCAAAAGGCTCCTATCTATTGTAATACTAAGGTAAAACTTAATTACTATAATATGGATAAAAATCTGCCTAAAATAGTAAAGCAAATAGACGAGATATGTAAGTTTCATAAAAACGATAAGGGCATTATTCACTCCCGTAATAAAACTATTACTTCATATATTGCTGATAGACTATCAGGTAGACGATTTCTAGCTCGCGAGCCGGGAGTTCGTAATGAAGAGATATTAGATAGGCATATTAATAGCGATGATGCTACTGTGCTTATATCTCCTTCAATGTCTTATGGTGTTGATCTAAGAGATGATTTAGCTCGATTTCAAATTATTATAAAAGCACCTTATTTACCTACTAAAGATAAGCGAATAGAAAAAATGATGAAAGATGATTTTATATGGTATGAGAATAAAATGCTGTGTTCTCTTATTCAATCATGCGGAAGAGGAGTTAGGTCGCATAAAGATTTCTGTATTACCTATATTTTAGATGCAGCAGTAGTAGAAAGTATTATTAAAAATAAGCATAAGTTACCGAAATACTTTATAGATAGGTTTTGCTAATAAATATATACATTGAAGAATAGAGCTTTTCATTTTGAGATTAAGGACCTTCTTACGCAGTTTATAGCAGCGTTTGATGATACTGTTATATCTCGTTTCGATAGAGGTAGAAATCCTAAGCAGGACATAGAGGTACGTTATGTATTTGCTCCTAAGCAAAGGGTAATGTATGATATTGTAAATAGAGCGCAAAATTTAACTTTACCTGTAGTAGCAGTAAATTTAGCTAGTATAACTAGAGATGAAAGTAGAGTTTTTAATAAATTAACTCCTACGTTTATACCAACTAGCTTAACTGATGCTCCTGAAAAATCATCTAAGTTTTTAATGCCAGTACCTGTTAATCTAGAAGTAAACATGTCAATTATGACTAGATATATGGCTGATGCTGATCAAATAGTTTCTAACTTTGCACCATATAATAATCCCTATATAATAATTTCATGGAAGGTACCACAGGATTTTGGTACAGAATTTGATCAAGAAATAAGATCTGAAGTATTATGGTCAGGTAATTTAAGCTATAATACCCCTACTGATACTACCTATTCAGATAAATTTAGAGTAGTAATAGATACTTCGTTTACTATTAAAGGTTGGTTATTTCCAGAACAAAAAGATACGGTTGGAACTATTTATGAAGTAAATAATAATTTTATTAATGTAGATTTAAGAAATAGAATATTTAACCCATTAGATGAACCAGTAGAGTTTCTTACTTATGAGCAACAAGGATATTCTGCTTTATCAAGTTATAATAATTCTGTTCCTACTAATTATTCTGAATTAGCAGCTATATCAGCTATTCCTGAATTTACTAACATTTTTCTATCTACTACAGGTTCATTATTCCCATTAAGAGGTAATTCCCCTGCTGTAAGCGCTAGAGATAATAATTTTATTTTATATGGAAAGAGATTTGATTTTAACAATAACTGGTATCTCTCATCTAATGTAGATGATTTTTTCTCTAACTATCAAGAAATCACTTCAGCAGTTTTACCTACTATAAGTGGCTACAAACTAGATAATCAAAAATTTAGTGTAGGAAACGATAATATAGCTACAATACATTTACCAGTAACATCACTTTCAGCAGCCGGAAGCTTTACTTTCGTAACTGCTAATAAAGCAGGGTGGGCTTCTTCGTATGAAGCTCTGAGTAGCGTTCTAACAGTAACTTAAAAATTACTTAGAATTTTATCAATTGAATGTAAATCATTAATGTCTTTATAGGGACATTCATGCATAACACCAGTAAAGTTATAATCATATAGATAGCTATCTATATGACCTTTAAGGAATTTTTTTGGAGGTGTAATATTAGTATGTTCTTTATAACCAAAAACGTTCGGAGAAGTACCAATCCATACTACTGTACTAGAAAGTCCCATAGCAGCAGCGGCATGTTGTAAAGAAGAATCAATAAGTAGACGCTTATCTGAGTATCTAAGTAAATTAAATAACTCTTTCTTAGCAACAGATTTTTCATATCTAATAACATTATTTAAGCTAGGGTGAAAATCATAACAAACATGAATAATCATATATTTTTCATGCAATTTGTTTACTAATTCTTGAGCTACTTTAGGATGTATATCTCTTACCCATGAATAAGGATGTTGTTGATGCTCTTTACCAGGTCCTCCGAAGGGCTGAAAAATTAGTACTGGTTTAGTTTTTTTAATTTTTGATAATTCGGGATCGATAGATTCTTGCTCTCTAATATTAAAATTAAGATTTAAATTACCTTTATTTCTTTTTACCCCCACCATTTTACACCATGTATCAATAAGGTGATTTTGTTTAGTTATATGTAGAGTCTCGCGATACGGGTCATGACCAAATATCTCAACATCTTTTCTACCTTGAATAAAATCTCTATAAAAATAAGGAACGTTTCCTATTCTGTAAACTCTTTCTATATCTTCATTACCTAAAAATATTTCAGGCCAAGCACAAACAACAACAATTTCTTTATCCGGGTATGTATTTTTATAAGCATTTACAACCGCAGTAGCAGCAACATGTTTTCCTATACCACCCTCAATGTGAAAAATAGCAGTAGCCATAACATAGTTAATCGCTACTACATCTTAATGCAACTAGCAACTAACTGATATTCTTAGAGAGCAACCACTTCTCCAAATTACACCGTCAACGCCTGGATCACTAGTTGGTAAAGCTGACGCTACTAAAAATAAAGTTTTAGCATGCAACATATTAGCACTTACAGTACACATATCCGTTCCTCCAACAATAGCAGAACAAGTATGACCGCTTTTAATGTGATTACTATGACCTCCACCTATAAACCCATGGTTTGCACAAGTACAATTATCACATCCACCTGATACAGTTCCTCCAGTTGCTCTAACCGTATTATTTACACCGCCAGCAATAGTTGCAAAGTCACAACTTATATTATTTAGCGAACCACCTCCTATAGTACCACAAGCACTATTAGCAAAATTATCAAAACCACCTCCAACAAAACTATGAGAAGCTTGCCCATCATTACACCTACCTCCTGCAACTGTACCGGCGCAGGCTGAAACGCTATTTTTACACCCTCCACCTATAGTTCCATGAGCAGCACATCCAATATTACATTCCCCGCCTACAGATACTCCAAATGGTTGAGTTGAATTCGCACATCCTCCTCCAATAAATCCGAAGTTACTTATACTGTGGCCACATCCACCTGCTATAGTAGCAGGACAACCAGCTATAGAAGAATTAGTTTGATTATTACCTATTGTTAATCTACCGAGTGCTCTTAAATCTCTATCTGAACTTAAATTACCAGAAGTAGTTATACCTCCTGTACCAGCAGATAAAAGTGATGTACCTTGAATACTACTTGCTGTTAAATTAGTAACTACCGAAATATTATTAGCAGATAGTGAACTTTTTCCAGCAGAGATATTACCTCCAGTTAATGTTAAACCTGCAGTAGTTATCGAAGCAAAACCTACACTATCACCAGTTGAAAGACCAAAACCAACAGTAGCACCTCCTGCTCCATTTAGCGTTAAAACTCCTTGTTTAGCTTGATCTAATGTAACACTAGAAAAATATCTAGGATCACTTTGTGCTGTAATACTTGAAAATATACTACTTACTGCAGTTTGTCTAGTTTGGCCACATTGAATAAATGGTTGTAGCTCAAAGCCTGATAGATGAGTTGCTGCAGGAAGGTCTGAAATCTTAACGCCCATACATTTATTTATTTGATTTTTTCATTTTAACATGTAAAATATTATAGTGAAAATTATTTTTGATCCTGAGTCGCATACGTATACTCATAAGGATACAGGAGAAAAGTTTATATCTGTAACTACTTTATTAAGTAAATTTAAAAAACCATTCGATAAAGATAGACATTCTACAAGAGTAGCAGAAAGAGAAGGAGTACCTAAAGAAATGGTTTTAGAGCTTTGGGAAAAAGAAAAAAATAAAGCTTGTGAAAGAGGTACTGCTATTCATGAATTACTAGAAGAATATATCAAGTATGGAGAAACAGCAGATAACTACGGGTGGTTATTTAAATCATATGATAAAGCTGTAGAGCGTCATGTAGATAAATTTAATGAAATATTAAGTGAAAATTTAGTATATGATGAAACTTTTAAAATATCTGGTACTGCTGATCTTATATACGAACATAAAGGAAATGAATTTACTTTAGGTGATTTTAAAACTAATAAAAAATTTAGATTTAGTTCTTCATTTGGCGAAAGAATGCTTAAGCCTTTAGATCATTTTCAAGTATGCGAGTTTAATACTTATGCATTACAGCTTTCAATGTATGCGTATATGTATGAAAAGCTTACTGGTAAAAAATGTAGAAAATGTATTATTTTTTATCTAAATGATGATAGGTTTTCTGGCTATCATGTAAATTATTTAAAATCTGATGTAGAAAAATTATTTAAATACTATAAATTATCGAGTTAATGAAAGCTGGAAAAATTTGGGGTGAAACTGAACTTCTTCATGCGAATGGAGTATTAGAGTTTCACAGAATTAAATTTAAACAAAATGTACAATGCTCTAAGCATAAACATCAATTTAAATGGAATGGCTTTTATGTTGAATCAGGTGAATTATTAGTTAGAGTTTGGTCAAAAGCGGACGAAATAGATGTAGATGTAGTAGATACAATATTAAAGCCTGGTGACTTTATGCAGGTAAAACCTGGTTTGTATCATCAGTTTGAAGGAGTTAAAGCTGGTATAGCTTTTGAACTATATTGGGCTGAGTTTAATCATGATGATATTATCAGACAAACCTTTGGAAAGAAAATAAAATGAGTATTGATAGATGTGTTTTATGTGGAAGCATTAATTTAATTTTTACTAGATCAGTAAGAGATAATAGTAAAAAGAAAATATTTACCTGTAGCGATTGTGGAATGATTCAGCTACACCCTAGAATTACAACTAATCCTAATCAAGAAGGAGCAAGTGTAGATAATCAAGATGCTAATCGTAAAACAGCTCCTATTGATTTAGAAAATAATAAAAAATTATATAAAGGTAAGTTAGTAGATCATCCTGATATTTTACAGCTAGCACATGTATTACAGAATGATTATGATAGATTTTTAGACCATATAAAAAAATATATAAACCCTACTAAAGAACTATTTTTACTAGACGTAGGAACTGGGTATGGTCATTTTCCTCATTTAGTAAAAACTGACTACAAAAATATAACTACTTATGGATTAGATTGCAATTATAGCAAACTTAAATACGGTAAAGATGTTTGTAAATTAGATTTTAATTTTATTTTTGATAAAATTGAAAATGAAACTTTTATTAGAGAGTGGGAGGGTAAATTTGATATAGTTACTTCTTGGCATGTACTGGAACATGTCTATGATCCTATACTATGGATAAAGAATACTTTAAGGTTATTAAAAGAAGGTGGTGTAGCTATATTTGAATTTCCAAACGAAGATGATGAATTGTTAGATGCTGCTCCGGAATATTCAGATCTTATTCATTTTGAAGATCATGTAAATTATTTTAATAAAGATACCGTAACTAAGCTTTTAGAAGATTTAAAGATTACTAATTTTAAAGTAGGAGGTGTACAAAGATACGGTTTTTATAATTATATAGATTGGATAAGATATGGTAAAAAGGATAAAGTGAATGGAGATGATTATATAAATATTAATGATGCTCCAAGAAGTAAGTATGAAGATTATTGGAGAAAGCAAAGAGAAAAATTTTTAACTTGTGATACATTACTTTTAACAATTAAAAAATAAAAAGGTGGATAATGAGTATGATAGCGGTTTTTTTTACAAACCTTCTGGAGTAGCTGATGAAGAAACTAAAAAATGGCTTCCTAAAGATTTTACATCGAAAAAAATTACCCATAGCGTAAAAAGAAATATAGACCGTAAAAGAACATCTATTGATTATGTTCAAAAAATTAAAGATGTACCTCTTTTCAGCTGGGTAGAATTAAATTTAAACGAATTATGCAATCGTAAATGTCCATTTTGTCCTCGAAGTGGTGATTATCCAAATCAAAACTTACATATGGATCCAGGTTTAGCTGCAGCAATAGCTTTTCAATTAGATGAACTAAATTTTTCAGGTACTGTAAATATAAGCGGCACCGGCGAACCCTTACTTACTAGAAATTTATTAGAAATAGTAAAATGTTTTACTAGTAGAAATATTAATATTGAAATAGTTACTAATGGTGATAGATTAAGACCTGCTTTAATTAAAGATTTATATTCTATAGGGTTATCTCAACTTATAGTTAGTATGTATGATGGGCCCGAGCAAATAGATAAATTTAATAGTTTATTTGAAAGCTGTGGAATTAAAAAAACAGAATATACTTTAAGAGATAGGTGGTATAGTGAAGATGAAGATTTTGGGTTAATATATACTAACAGAGCTGGTGCCCAAGCAGAGCTTCAAAAATCAGCTACTAGACCATGTTATTATCCTCATTATGCTTTATATATAGATTGGAATGGAGATGTATTATTATGCTGCCAAGACATGTATAACAGAACAGTAAAATTTGGAAATGTATCTAATAAACCTATCTTTGATATTTGGCGTAATAAACGATTAATGGACTTTAGAAAAATGCTTAAAAATGGAAAACGGTGTGAAAGTCCGTGTTCAAATTGCAATGCTAACGGATTAGTATTTGGAAGTAATCATGTAAAGCAATGGATGATATAAAAAAATATATAGATAAACATAAAGGTAAGAGAGCTATAGTATGCGGAACAGGGCCTTCACTTAACGATATAAATTTTAACAAACTATCTGATGATATAATTATATTTGCCTGTAATCAAGCAGTTACAGCTTTAGATAAATGTAATTATTTTTGTATAGCTGATAATGCAATCATCTGTATGGACTTTTTTAAACACGGAGCAAACATATGTAATGAGTTTATATGTTTTGGTTTTAATGATGCAGATCATTTAATGAGCAATAATAATAATTCATCTATTAGAAATAAATTTAAGGAGCTTATTAAAAATAAGTCTAAATTTTTCGAAAGAGGAGGCGACAAGTTTAATAAAACTGGACCTTTATTTAAAGGACCTAAAGGAGAAGACGTAATCCATGTTACTTCCCATTTTGCTTATTTATTAGGTATCAGAGAAATATTATTAGCGGGAGTAGATTTGACTGTAGATAATGGTACTTACTGTGAACCTACAGTATATAAAAATAAAGTAAATTGGGATGGTGTAGCTCATTATAATAATAATGAATTATTATCTAACTCTTTTAACTTATGGAAAAAATTAAAAGAAGAAATAAAAGACGTTAAATTTTTAAACGCTTCTCCAAGAGGAAGATTAAATGAAATATTTGATTCAGTAGAAATAGAAACTTTATACTAATGATTCATAAAAAATATTTGACAAGAGTTTCTAGATCCCTTTAAGATATTATCTTCGTGCCCAACTGAATGCCATGAATTTTCAGTTCTCTTAAAACAAATTAATCTATTAGGTAAAAATTCGGCTTTTTTAACTTCTTTTAAAGTTCTATGCTCACCGTCTCTAGTTAAATAAACATCTCCTGATCCTTCTTCAAATATTGATAGACCTAGCTCTTTATTTTTTGTAGTTGTAGGGCAATAAAAGAGGAGAGTAAAAAAGTTATGAGGCTGATCAGTATGAGGTTGAATCTTATAGCTAGTCTCATCTTTTATAACACAAAAATCTAAGTAATCATACTCACCTTCAATTTTAAATTTATCTTTTAAAGCTTTAAAAATTTTATCTTGATTTTTAATCCAACTTGAAGTGAATTCATTTATTGCAAACCAATTAGGAAACTTGTTTTCGTTTTTAACGAACGAAATTATTCTATCACCTACAGCTCCTCCTTGCTCTTTATAAACTTCTACATTTTCATTGTTATCAGATTCTTTTAAGTTTATATCATCTAACTCTTTAGCTAATAACTTATAGGCTGCCGGGGGTATGAAATTATCAATAATAATATGCTTATACGGATTTTCACATATTTTAGTATTATTTATTTTCTTTAAAATATAATCTAGCATTTTTCTTCTCTACATATTTCATTAAAAATTAAATTTTCTATTTTTTTATTTGAAGTTACAGAAAATTGTAAATTTTTATGATCGATAATATTTACTACAATTTTATTTTTATAAAGATTATTATATATATTTTTTACCAATTTTATATCTTCCGAATAAAGTCTTACTGTATAAAGAGCTGAACTATAAACTTTAAATTTTTTATTTTGCTTAAATTTTTTTATCCAAGATTTTTTGATTTCTAATAAATTATTTTTTAACTCTTTAAAATAATCTTTTTTACTTACTATGTACTCTAATGTTTTATTAGAAAAATAATCTAACTCATATGCACCTCTTGTAGCTTCTAACTGTAACTTTAAATTTTCACAACATGCTAACCAACCTGTCTTTATTGAAGGAAAACCTATTTTAGAAAAACTAGAAGAGATAATTAAATTATTATGTTTATTTAAATAAGGAAGATAACTCTTACTTTCCCACCCTATATAAACTTCATCTAAAAATACAATAACATTATTTTTTTCACATAAATTAATAATTTCATTCAATTCGTTATTATTAAAATTATTCTCTAAATGAGACATAGGATTAGTTAAAAATAGTATTTTAATTTGAGGTAACACATTTTTAATTTGATCTATAGTAATATTATAATCTGGAGCTTCTCCTTTGATAGGAATAAATTTAACATCAAATACATCTGCATAGACTTTAAACATTGCACATGTAGGCACAAATGCACCGACTTTATCTGTACTTTTTAAATTAAGAGATTCAAATACAGTTTTTATTGAACCTTCTACACCTCTAGTTAAAAGAAGTTTGTTTTCATCTATTTTTAAATACTCGCTTAAAATTTTGTAAGGAGGAAACATGTCAGGATATTGATGAAGTTCATTACATTCAAACGTGTTTAATAACTCATTAAAAATATATTTAGGATGCTCATCCATTATCATATTTCTATTAAGATAAGTATAACCCTTTTTAAAATGTTTTCTTATTCGTGGTATACTCTTTATCATATATTTTATTTAAACCCTCTTTAAAAATATTAAAGGGTAATAAATAATTTTTGATGGCTAAAAATTTACATAAGAGTTTTGATGAAACTATAGAAAAATTATATGATACTCTTTATGAAGTAAAAGAAGTGCTAGATAAAGCTGAAGATGGTGAGCTAGAAGGAATGGCAGATATTTTGATAGAAAATGTAGAAGAAGCTTTAACTGAAAGTGAAGTTAATGTTGAAACTATAAAAGATCATATTGACGATCTTAATGCATTAGAATAACTTGAAGTATAAGCTACCTATTATAAAATAATAGAGTATGAGGATAGAGAATGAAGTTAAGTTAGACTTTAATGATGTATTGTTACGACCTAAACGATCAACATTAGAATCTAGAAAACAGGTAAGTTTAGAAAGAGAGTTTATTTTTAGAAACGGTAATACGTATAAGGGTATACCTATAATTGCTGCAAACATGGATGGGGTTGGTACCCCTAATATTGCATGCAAACTCAAACAATTAGGTTTATTTACATGCTTAATAAAATCTTTAACTAAAAGAGATTTACAAAATATTTTTTATGAATATGATATAGCAAATAACACAGCTATTACTATAGGAGTAAGTGATAGTGAAGTTAATAAATTTTTAGAAGTATGCTCCTTTTTAAATAATGATGACAATAAATGGATACAATATGTTTGTATAGATGTAGCTAATGGGTATACTAAAAAACTTGCCGATGTAGTAAGAAAAATAAGAAAGAAACTTCCCTATATTAATATTATCGCAGGTAATGTAGTAACTGCTGAAATGGTAGAAGAACTTTTATTAGCAGGTGCAGATATTATAAAAGTTGGTATCGGTTCCGGAGCTGTTTGTACAACTAGAATAAAGACAGGGGTAGGATATCCACAATTTAGTTCTATTGCTGAGTGTGCTGATGCTGCTCATGGTTTGGGAGGTCATATTATTTCTGATGGAGGTTGCTGTAATAGTGGTGATGTAGCTAAAGCTTTTGGAGCAGGAGCTGATTTTGTAATGCTAGGGTCAATGCTAGCTGGTCATGATGAAGGTGGAGGAGAAGTTATTGAAGAGGATGGAAAAAAGGTAGTACAATTTTATGGAATGTCTTCAAAGACAGCTAATGAGAAGCATTTTGGTGGATTAATGGATTATAGAACTTCAGAAGGTAGAACAGTTCATATTCCCTATAAAGGTAAGATAGCTGATACTGTTCAAGATATTTTAGGAGGCGTTAGGTCAGCATGTACGTATGTAGGAGCTAAAGAACTTAAACATTTATCAAAGTGCGCAACCTTTATACGAGTTAACAATACACATAATACTACCCTTGAAAAATATACTATATCGCATTAACTAATATATGGAAGATCCTAAAGTACTAATAGCTGTACCTACTTATGGTAGACCTTCTTATCTTCCTAGACTTATAGCAAGTTTTAAAAAAATAAATTATAGCAATAAAAAGCTTCTTATAATTAATGATGATAATAGAGTAAAGTATCGACTTAAAAAAGAAGATAAAGAAATAGACATATGTAACTTAGATCTACATTTAAATTTATCAGTAAAGAGAAACTTATTCGCTTCATGGGACTGGGATATATATATGCCACTTGACGATGATGATATGTTTTTACCTGAGAGAATTAATAATCATGTAAAAAAGTATGAAGAAAATCCTGAAATAGTATGTTACCGAAATGAAGCTGCTTATAACTTTGGAGAAAATAGAGCTTATATTACTGGCTATACTGCTTTCACAAATCATAGTTTAAAAAGAAAAGGCTGGTTTGAGAGTCTAGGATATACCTCGTTCGAGAGAAGTAATTATGACGATCAAAGTATTCATAAAAATATAACTAAAAGATGCGAACATTTAATAGAAAGTGATTATAATAATTTAGATTTTATATATTGGTGGGGAAATACTAATGATGAAACAAAGTATAGAAATACATTTAATAACGATGTTTTAAAAAGTAACTTTGTAGAAGAAGCTTCAAAAAAAGATTATATTGGTAAAATAGATAAAAACGGTTATATTACTTTAGAGCCCGATTATGATTGCTATAATGAAATTACAAATATAATTAAGAGACTAGATGTATATAGTAGAACAGTGTATGATATTCATTTAAATCAAGCTACTGCAAAAGAAAAAATAAAAATAAACT